TCTTCTAAGAAGATCCCTTCATCGCATCCGACCAGGCCAGCGATAGGCCCTTCACAAAGAAGATCAACAACGCGAATAACTGAAGTGGAGTTTAATGCCATTACGCTTTATTTTGGCTGTCGTCTTTAAATCGATTGTAGTCGTTCATTGCAATCTTTAAATCACAAGATTCATCCGCCCTGAAGTCAATTATTTTCACTCTAGTGTCGATCCCTCTATTGTCTTCTATCGGAGCGTATTTAATGTAGGTCATCCATCTATATCTCTGACCAGGCAAAAGCAAACCCTGAATAGTGCCTCTCAGGGTTGCAGTCACAGGGTCTGGCCCTGAAATCTTGGTTGTAACTTCAATCTCATAAGTAATAAAGCCATCCACGAAGCTTGATCCCTCTCCACTCACGCGGTCAAATAATCCGTCTTGAAGCTCAAAAAACACTTGATAATTGTCAGCCCTGTCGTCGTCCTCGCCATCAACTTCATTTAGATTTATTCCGTTGCCTTGCTGCAGCGTCAAAAATTTTTGAGATGAATTGCCATCTGAAAATTTTACTTGATCGTATTCCCATCTTCTGCATCTAATGCCAGATGCTTCAGTTTTGCTAAATCCAATCTTTTCGCCACCAAAAAGCACAGTGTCAGGCCCTGGCGTCTTGATCACATTCCGTAATGGATCAGACTCATCTGTCACATCTACATTCGCTGAGAGGAGCTGAGACCCAATCAGCACTTCCCCATAGGCAACCGGGATCGTCGCGCCAACTCCAACGGTGTTAGCTGCTCCGGTGTAGGCGTACGACTGGCGGCCATCTGTGCCACGGGTGACGGATTGCGGGCCATCTGTTGACAGGCTGTCACCACTGCCCAAACGATTAGAGCCCAGGTTGCCAATTGTCGGCTGAGGCGAAAGGAGCTGCGAGACACCGCCGAGGATCAGACTGGCGCCGATTGCGCCGATTGCGGTAGAAGCAGCAGCACCCAGCACAAACCCGCCTGCGGCTAGTGACCCGCCTGCTCCGATCGCTCCAGTTAATCCAGCCCCTAAGCCAAGAAAACCAGCGCCTGCGCCTGCGGTCAAAATCGCAAAAGCGACCAGACCCACCCCGGCCAGAATCGTTCCAGTTCCACCGCCACTGCCTGCGATCACAGGAGCGACGATCAAATCATGCTGCCCTATCGGCAGGCGCAAGTCTGGATAATCAAGATCGGTGCCTGCCTGAATGACTCGATATCCTATGCCGTGCTCATGCGCCGTAATCAGCTCGCGCTGTAGCTCAGGATGATTAATACAAAGTAATTTTATCGCTTCTGCAGGTGTCCTGAGATTCTTGTATTTATGCTCAACGCCATAACGCTGGCCTAGATCACCCAGCAACCTGACGGTCTGAATCATGCCTGAAGACCGCCGCGACTCTGCTCACATAATACTGACGCAATGGTTCAACAGCACTGAGTGAATCTCGCCTCTGATGCAAGATCTGCTCATTCTCCAGCACTATCGCCGCGTGCATTGGCGCCATAGTACCCAGACGCATGATCAAGACATCACCGGGCCTACGCCGCTCAAATTCAACCTGAAAGAACCCACAGGCTTCGGCTTCTGCCACGAAAATACTCTCACAGCGTTCTAGGTCGTCAGGTCGATCAAAATCAGGGATGATCACGCCCTTCAGGCTGAACCACTCGCGAACCAACGAGAAGCAATCGTTTTGGCCGTAGTCCCACTGTCTACCGATCAGGGATTGATAGTTGACCATTGCTCATCTGGTATTGAGTAGATGTGCCACGGTAGGCGAGTCCCACGGCAGGCCAACAGATCTGCAGCGCTGGCAGGCCCTCCCATTGGGTGTGAGTGCAAAACCGCTGTCACGGCCCCCCGCAAGGCAGCTACTGCAAAGTCTTTGGGGTCCATTACAAAGTCTTGCTCAGGGTCATCAGCGATATTTCGACACGGCCAAAACTTGCCGCTACAAACCACACCGCAAGCCTCTAACGGGGCAACGATCGCAGCGTAAGTCTCGAAATCATGTTTGCAATCTGGCGGCAGGGAATCCGCCAAACGGCAACAAGCCGTTTGGGAAGCGTAATGCGCAGCTTTCATACTTCTTCGCGCATTGATCATTTGCCTCATCCGTAGGGTTGTTGTTTAAGTCAAAGTATCTTTTTTCTGCATAGCCACATTCGACGCCTCGATATTTCCATTGACAATGTTCAACAACTTGCCGTCGAGGTAGCCCAAGATTTGTCAGGTCTAGCTTGCTTGTCAGCTCAAATTCAACTAACGCAGGGTTTTCGCTTGCCACTCGATCGATATACCAGATCTCATCCTCAAACTTTGCGCTAGGGTCTGCCGTTGCATTGCCTGCTGAGAAGTTGACAGCATCAAGGAATTTCTTGCATGTTCTGATCCTCGTGACCTTTGCTTGCAACGGGTTATAGAGCGCTAACAATGCTGAAATAGAGCTGTTGGCGTTTGCGACCCTAAAGGTAGGTCGAGGGATTGCGCCTTTGCTCGTCACATCAAAGCCTTCAACCTCTACCGGCACAGCCTGATAAGTCAGGCCGTTGAAGACAACATCAGACGACAGCTCATTTGTTCCGGCGTGATAGAAAAAAGTCGTATCGATGCCATTGACTGCAGCTGTCAACTGCAATTGAAATAACTCAATGATGGCAGACGGCTCAAGAGATTGCAGCTGCTCCTGTATTGATTGCGGTGTGCTCATGCCTCAAATACCTGTTCGAATAATGCCTGAATCGTTGCTCTATTTAAATAAGGAATGTCCTTCCGCCATTCTTTACAGATGAATTTAGCTGCAGCTGATTCACCAGGCGGTGTGAACGTAAAGCTTTCTTGCCCTCCCCTTGCGTCTAGGAATGCCTCGATCGTGTCAGCATCGGCTTCCGAGACATTCCACGTGAACAGGTATGACTTCGGGTTTTGATTGATGCCATAGACCGTTCGTTGGCTGTAGCCGCTGCCAAATTGAGCAACTCGCACCTTGGGAGCAGAGTTTTTTGATAGGTCGTAGGTTGGCGTGATCGCTGGGAAGTTTGCCATTTATGCCGCTAGGAGCCCTCCGGGTCGTTTCTGCTTGATCAATTCTGCCTGAACTGCAGCGCCTAGAGCTGCACCGAGCTGGTTCGCTTGGCGTCCGTCGCCTTCAGCCTTGGTTCCTGATGCGTCAACATTCACCACCACATTTGCGCCGCCTCCCATGCTGCTGTTTGGTGCAATGCTGCCACTGCGGCCAGGAGTGAACAGCTCAGGCCCACGCTCTCCAACCATGTAAGAAGTGCCGCCCATTACGGTGCCGCCTTTGGCCCTAAAGCCGCCAAACAGCTTCCCAAGGAATCCGCCATTGTCGCCAAGCTGCCCGAGCAAGCTATTTACCCCAAACTTGAGCAAGATGCTGGCAAGACTTCTCAGCGTGTCCGAAGCAACGTCTGACAGCCGCTTGGTGCCATCGACAGCAGCAGTCAAGCTGTCAACAATGCTCGTTGAGATCGTCTGACCGATCGAAGCGTAAAGCGCCTTCATCTTTTCGCCTTGCGCTTCGATTTGTGCGTCGATTTCTGCTGCCTGAGAGATCGCGGCTTTTACTGCATTGATCGCAGTTTTTTTAATTTGATCGTCCACCTCAGCGGCTTTTTTAAAGTTTTCGCTAAAGATGCTTGAAGTCCTGAAAAGTTCATCATTTTGCGCTTTAATTAATGCAATATTTTTTTCCCGTGGCTGCAACTGAGATTCTAGTATCCGCTGGACTTCGATCTCTTTCTTTATTTTGCTTTGGGCTAGCTCGTCATTAGAAAATCTGAGCTCTTGTTCTTTAAGCAGTAGCGCCTGCATCTCTTTTGAGATGTCTTGAGGAGCCTTGGCCGTGCTGCCGGTCTTGGTTGGCGTTGGCGTCTCTGTTGTCTTTTTTGGTTTGACCTTGGGCAGTTCTGGCAAGCCAGGACCGTAAACGCCTCTATCAAGGGCAGAGGGGTCAAGGCCCATGCCTTCAAAAATTGTTCTTATTCTTATCTCTGCGTCATAAACGCCTTTAATGCCTTCTAGTTCTTTTTTTAGCTCTCTTACTTTGTTCTTTTGAGCGTTTACTGCACGTGAGTTCGAGATCCCAGTCTCCTCAAGCCTCCTAAGTTTTGCTTCTGCTTCTGCAAGCGCTTTTGATTTAGAGTCAAGTGCTGTTTTTATTTCATCGATGGAAGTAGCGCCGCCTTCGATAATTCTGTTTAGTTTATTCTGCTCTTTGTAATAATTTACGGTTAAAGCTATTAGCCCCCCAACAGCTGCGGCTGCTGCCACCCACGGCAACGCCAGCATTGCCCCCTTAAGTATCACCATCGCACCTGCCAAAAGCTTCGCCGCGCTTGTCGCGCCTGCCGCTGCTGGTGCAAATGCTGCAATTCCTTTTAACAGAGCGCTAACAGGAGATGCCAGCGCAAGGACTGCCGCCGAAAGACCGATAAGTGCCGCCCCTACTGTTTTGATTGGCCCTGGCAAATCACCAGCAGCCTTAAGCAGCTTGGTCAGCTCTTGGACGGCTGGAGTCACAACTGGGAGCAACTCAGTCCCGATTGCATTGCTTAGTTCGCTGGTTGCATTACTGAACTCTTTGAATTTTTGGGCCGGAGATTCAGCTAATAATGATTGAATCTTGTCTTTATTCTCTTCAAATCCTTTCGCCAAGGCATTGATCAGAATGTCAGACGTGATTTTGCCTTCGCTGCCAAGTTTTTTTAGTTCTCCAGTAGTGACCCCCATTTCATCAGAAACCAGCCTCAAAATGCCTGGCACTTGCTCAGCAATTGACCTAAATTCATCGCCTTGAAGCCTGCCGCTGCCAAGCGCTTGACTTAACTGAAGAAACGCCCCGCTCGCTGCCGCCGCGCTAGTGCCGCTTGCCAAAGCTGTTGCATTAAAGCCTTTGTATACAGTTTGGATATCTTCAAGCGAAGTCCCTAGCGGTCTTAACCTTGCATAAACGTCTGAAAAGTTGCTAGCTGACTCGGCCTGAGACTGATTAAACGTCTTGGCGTTATCTTTTACTAGCTGTTGGATCTTGCCAAATTCGCCATATTCAGTCGATAGAGCCTTCAGCCGTATTTGCGTTTGCTGGAAGCTTGCAGCCTGCCCAATCATACGCTTTGTGAGCGCTGCAACGCCGAGCGAAACGATTGCGCCTTTCAGCCCGCCAAGCGTTGACTGATATTTTTGCGCTGCTTTCGACGCCCTATCAAAAGCAGATTTGGCAACATCACCAAACTGAGCCAGCTTTGTGGTCGCCGCTTCTGTCGCGGCTTTTTGCAATCTGACTGCTTTTTTCAGCAGGTCTGTCTTTTTAGCTGCTTCATCCGTTGCTTTCTTGAACCGCCCAAGCGATCGGATGCCCTGAGTGGCATCAACAATTAACTTGACGATCGACTCAGCCATGACCCTATTCTACCGGCCCCCTCTTTTTGCGCGGTCCATTGCCTCCTGCTCCTTCTCTGCCTTCAACTCGTAATACGCGGCAAAATGCACCATCTCAGCATCGGTCAGCTCTGTTCGCAGTCTGCTAACGGTCATGCCTAGCTCGCAGGCCAGGTGAAACTCAAAGAAGAGCCACCCATCCTGCTTCAGTCGTTTTTTGCGTCTTCAAGGCTGGCCTCTTCGCCAATACCAAATAGGAACAGCTCCAGATCATTCAGTACGCTTTCAGGTAACTGCCGCTGCAGCTTTGGTGCATCAGCCGGCGCAAATGCCTTCGAGCCGTCCTCAAGCTCCGCCATTTGGCAGAGCATCTGAGTGCTCAGGTCCAACGCTTCATCAGTGCCAGCTAGTTGCTGGGATTTCTTGCGGTCTGCCCTTGTGATCGGCTTGAAATACAAACTGATCACAACCTTGCCGTCTGCATTCTTTACGTCAAATTTTCGCCGCTGGTTAAGGTCAAATTCCCCAACCAGCAAATCAACAGGGCGATTTCTTGACATAGATAGGCTTTCTTTAATAGAAGCCTAGCTTATTCGAGGTTGCCAGTAATAGCGCCGCTCGTCACAAAATTGCAGCTTACGGTCACCAAATCACCAACAGCTGATGAAATCTCAGCATCTGTAATGATGCCAGCAAAGCTCACTGAATCAGAACCTGGAGTTGTGCCAGTAGTGAACAGCTCAAACGTTGCGTCTGATGGGTCGCCTGCGGTCAAAACGTCTTCAATAAATGCGGCTTGTCCTGTCGCATCTGGGTCATAGACCAGCTCAACAGTTCCAGACCCTGAGATCAAGCTGCCGATATAGCTCCGGGCGGTGTCGCCGTGCTTCGTCGTATCTAGAGTTTCTTTCGTGATGCTGAGCGACCAACTGCGGGTACCGACGATGGTTGCGTTGGAGCTGCCTGCAGCGTCGAATTGGACGGCGCCCTGCTCACCTCTGATTGTTGCCATTGGTCAAAGATCCTCGATAAATTCAAAGGTCACGGAAACCCTTGTTTGGAAAAACGGTTCCGGTTGAGGGGAATCCACAACTGCAGGGCCGTCAG